TTCACCCCATCTAATTGTTAAGCTATGATTCTGCCCTACTTGATTAATTAAATCTTTTACGGATTGTATCATCTGGATCAGATTAGCATTAGGACTTACATACTGCATATTAGCACCCTCTGGAAGTGCGATAAGCCTATCGATACCAAACTTCATATAAGGTGGTATCTCTGAATCTAACCCTGTAATCACAGGTGAACCCATCATAAGCCTAGTGGCTATCATTATCTCTGTCCATGCGTTACTAGCATGAATGGCACACCTTGTAACATCGTATGCGTTTGTATTGAACTCTACTTTAGTAATAGGGATAACATCATAAGGATTTACCATCTCTATGTTATTACCTATCGGAAACATTGCACCATTTAGCTTAAAACGAAAGTGCATACCCTGCTCACCATCCATAGGCTTACTCCAGAATACGAACTGTCTATCACCATTATGATCTCTATGTATCTCATAGCTCATGCCATATACTTCACCATCATATATATACTCTTTAACAATAGGATGCAGTTTATATTCAATGCGTTGCATCTTTTCATTATACATACTCTGTAGATGACAGCTACCTAACAGCCAAGATAGTTCCCCAAACTCTCTTACTTTACTATCTAGGTTGTGAGCTTTCTCAGCATAATAATCATTGAACTCACCATTAATAAATCTTTCAGCAGGTTGTTTAAGTAACATCAATCTACTCTTAGCAAACCTCTTAACTAATGACATAATCACAGGTGGAATCTGAGATAAGGACTCTGAACTAAAATACTGTGATATATGATCATCTAAGTTTCTATTGTAATAGAAGTCTAAGGATGTGTTCTTTTCAGCTATAATATCATCTAGTGCATTATATTCAGCCTCTTTAACTGAACGCAAAACAGCCTCTTTACCGAGGTCTGGGAGCATTATTTTATCATGTAATTCCATTTATAAACCTTTAAGATGTGGCATAATTATTAGCCTCTGTATATTCTCTGATGAACTCCCCCATCTGTTCTTTCTTTCGTAAATCTAAATGCTTACCATAATAGTGTAAGAATATGAAAGTGATAATGATTCCTACTACTATACCCAACAAAAACTCTACCATTCTGTACTCACAGCTACACGCTTTACAATAGGATGCTTTAATGCTATGTAATAACTACAGGCATCCAGAGCATGAGTAAGAGATATATCTTTAGTCTTTTCTATCTTACCTGCTCTATCTCTTTGACATTGTTCTAAATCTTTTATTAAATATTTACAGGATGGATCAACTGTCATCTTAACCCTACCATTAGCATCCTTTAACATTCTATTAAGTGCATTGATCCTATCTATTACAGGTGGGTTAGATTTCTTTGCTATTATTTGAAAAGAATAATCTTTAAGTATCTGATGATCTGATTTATGGCTCGTAGTTGATCTGGCTGAACCTGCACTATCTGGGTAACATGGTATATGTGGAGCTACCTTCTTCATAGCTACAGCCATTTGCTCTGTGTTGCTATTTGTTTGTCTTATCTCATGGAAGTAGTGTATAGAACCATCTGTATATTCACAACCTAGTACAGCAGACATATAATCTACATTGAAATCAATACCCCAGAATAAATTAGGTGATAACTCTTTAGCCTGTTTAATATGTATCTTCCTATCAAAGTTATAAGCTACTCTATTACCTGTAGATACAAAATCAGCCATAAACTCACTCTTAAATGTAACCTCATCCATTGTTGCTTTTGCTTTATCTACTTCCTCTTGTGTTACAAACCCACCCTGTACTGTAGTGTATTGCCATGACTTCCAATCTGGATCATCTGATTGACCTTTAAGATAGTAATCATATAGATGGTCAAATGAGTTAGGTGTACCAATAAACAAAGTCTCACCTTGTGTAGTTGTTAGCATAGGATAGATAATCTCTTCATATACATTAGGTTTTATGTAACTAAACTCTTCCATTACTACTTTATTTAAAGTTGCTCCCCTAAGATTGTTTTCTTGCTCTGCACCTTTAATTGAAATCTCTGCATTATTAGGTAGCTTAATAGATAACTCTGACTCGTTGATTATAGCTCCCTGCCATTGTCGAAATACAGAACGCAACATCGGAAATATTACCATCTTCCCCTGTCTGTATGTTGGTGCAACAAACCACCTGCGTTCTTCTGGCTGTATCTCTTCGTGAAGTAACCACAGAACCGATAAGATACTTTTGCCCCATCTTCTTCCTGCTACAACAACCTTCATCCGTTCTGGACTCTGGATTATTTCTTTTCGTATCTCGTTTATTTGCCAATTAATCAATAGTAATTATTTTAATTGGTTCATTCTTGTTAGTTACTTCCCTTATCTCTTTGGCTTTACCTTCTGTTCTATCACTTAAATAATTAACAGCACCTAAACTACCATTCATTGCCATGCGATAAACTTTTCTTAACATTTTTTCTTTTTTGGATTTGCCATCTGGTTCTATTTCGTCAAAGATGACATTAATAATATCGGATAATGCACCCCTTCTACCATTAGGGTTAGCATTATTGTTTGGTTTAAATCTAGTATCTTTACCTATGTTATGACCTTTACGAAATTGACCATTAGTCCCCCGATTAACCCCCGATTCTTTAGTCATGTGTGATTAATCCCATTGCTAATGTTTTATTTAACATATCCATCAAATCCTTTACTTTATCAGATTCGACTTCAAATACATCAAACTCTAATCTCCAATTATGAGTGGTTTTAAGATTCTTGATCCCAACCAACTCAACATTAAGTGATACTCCCTTATCTTCCATATTTAAAAAGCTGTAGCTACAACTTACATCGTTTCCTGTCTATCGTTAAACAACCATCTTGGTCTTATAATCATTACTCCGTAACGAGTGAGGCACGATTAAGCCTCTATAAATAGTAGTAAAAGTCAACCAATTTTGCACTATTTGGGGGGTAAAATAAAGGGGTAAAATATATAAACTCTAATATTGCTAGAGTTAAAAAAATAAAAAAAGTTTTTAAATGTCAACCTCGAAGGTTAAAAAAGCATCAAATTCGTCAACCACTTAATCTATTGATAATATTGGTTAATATATCGCATGATCTATCTATTGTTTTGGCTACAGATTGTTTACTTATCTGGAAATCCCTGCCTATATCATCATAAGATTCCCTACCTATGTAGTATTTAGCCATAAATAGCTCTATTTGCCTATGTGTAGCCTCTTGTGCGAATAAGATACCTGCTAATAAGAGATTCATTTTATTATTCTCTAATTCCTTAATATCCCATCTTTCTTTATGATCTCCATCATATCTGCCACACATTTCGCATGGTTCTATTTTGTTCATGTTTACCTCTAGTATGTGGTTAGGGTAAAGTAGTGGGTAAACGCCAATCCACCCACCACTTCTTTTCATTTAGTAATATTACTCATCAAACTTAATAAGATACCAAAGTAGTTCCTTTCATAAGTTTAAATGATTAATATATTGCTATCTTAGCAATTCTTCTATTTTAGAGTTTAACTTTCTAACTCTTTCTAAATCTATTAATTTAAAGTGACCTTGCTCAGATAAAAGCTCACTCACTTCTTTTAGTATTTCTTTAATCTCTTTGTCCACAATAATCCCATATTAAGTTATAAATAAATGTTCCAATAAAAAACCATAGTAATAACCCCAAAGGTATTAAAACCAAAGCTGTAGCAAATGCTAATAGATTAATAATAATCTCATATAAGTTTATAATAATCATAATCCACAAAATCCTTCCTCACACATAAATAGTTCTTCTTGATTTTCTTGTAAATATACCTCATCAATAGGTTTTAAACTTCGATGTAAATACAATCTATCTTCTTTACCTTTTCTGCTTTTATCCCTTATAGCTTTATCTACTTCAACAATCTTACTCCATTGCTCTGGATATTTTTCCTTTATTTCTCTAAATTGTTTATTTTGTTGGTATGGGCAAAACACACAGCTTGATTTATCTACATTATGAAAACTTCTTTCTTCTAAGAATGTAATACAATCAGCTCTACTTATCTGCTTATCAATAAGTGGATATTTATACTCTACATTATACATCTGTGATACTTTAGCTCTTTCAATCTCATCTGTACTAATACCCAACCACAATTCAGTAGGTTTCATTCTTTGCTTATATTTTAATCCATGCAACTCTCTAATTTTGTTTTTAACTGTCTTAATCTTGTATTCACCTGTGCATTGCCTTTGTACCATTCCACCACTTTCTGAAAAAGCAGGTATAGTTACAAAAGGTTTTCCATCACTATTTACACCATTAATAACATCTGCATATATATCAGCATCTTCAATTAGTATTTCTATACCATCATTGTATTTTTGCCAATCAAGTAAATATTTAACAAGATTATCTGTTGTTGGTTTCTCACTCTTTAAATCAGCATAAATAGCATAATCTGCTCTTTCTATATAACCTAAAGAACTCATAAGATATAATGCTGTGGATTGTACACCCATACCAAGACTTATAATCTTCATTTACACTTCACACAGGTTTCTCTGGGTTTACCATAAGAAGGAAAATCTTTATACCATTTAATATTATTACTTAAATCACTTCTTATTCTTTTACTATCTTCCCAGACCTTTCTGCATTTAGTGCAGTATTTCATGTGGTCTTTTTCTTTATTAGTAAAGTTTTTTTGATTTTTAGTCATTCTATTTTGAGAATCGTAGTAATTATATACTCTCTCTGCTATTTTAACTTGATCTCTAAATAAACTCATATTATCCCCCCATTATTTGATTAAGTGTTTCTTCTGTGTAATCTTTACCCTTGTAAACTTTTGGCTGTTCTGGTACAAATTCAACCCCACAGCAAGGACTACTCTTATAAAACTCATCTGCTTTTAAGAACATCTTATCAGCACACTTTGCACAGTACCCCTTATACATACCAGATGGCAGTAATCTAAATTGGTTCTTTTTATTAATAGTCTGTACTGTAGGTTTAATCACAGCATCATCCCATCTTTCATTATTTAACCACACATCTAAGGCAGGTGTAAACTTTGGATCAGTATCCTTCCAATTATTATCAACTTGGTTTTTAAAAGCTGTGTAAATCTCATCATGGTCTTTCTTTTTAACAGCGAGTATATACTTTTGATAGGCTTTCTTTTTACTAACTTTTTTTGGTACTAATAACCAAAGTTTTTCAAACTCTTGAGCATATATATTATTTCTTTCTTTCTTATCATTCTTGTTTTTGTATCGGTTCTGTATCGGTGCTGTACTCGTTAGTGTATCGTTTTGATTTTCTTCAATCTGGTAAGTTGCGTAATTACAGATACTTACGACATTTTGACCTGTATCCGTTTTTACTTCAATCATTGAACACTTTTTTAACAGGTTTATAAACCTCTGAACCTTACCTATACTCCAATTCCAACGCTTAGATAGGTATCTAAATGAGGCATCTATTTCACCTTGCTGTAATATAACTTCTTCACCTTTAATAAACTTTGTACGCTCTTTATGTGTAGCCATTAATAGTAGATCAAGCCATGCTTTTAACTGCTCTGGTTTATCCCAGATAGGGTTATCTTGTATCTTACGATGCAGTTTTATCCAACCATTAGACATAAAATAACTTTCTAATCATTAAATGATTACCATAAACAAATAAAATATCTTTTTTAACTAAATAAGCTATCTTACTAGCAAAATCACCCTTACCTACAAATTCAACAGGATTTAATTTTTCCCTATGTATCATATTCCTAATCTGTTCTGGCTTAATAAATATAAATTCCTCATCATCTAAATGAAATACCCACCAATCTGCTTTAGTAGTGCTTAATGCTGATAATTTGCCATTCATTTGTATTTCTATTACTACATTACCTGTATGTTGTGATTTAAAGTCTTTCTTAACTTCCACAGATGTATCTATTTCGGGTATAAATATATCATAATCTTTAAAATATCCATCTTTAATATAAGCATTAGGGTATTTATGTTTTATGCGATTTAAAACGATTTTCTCGCTTTCTTTACCAACTACTAAAGACTCTTGAAAACTACTCATCTAATAAACTCCCCATTATTAGATCAAAATCTGCATCTATAATCTTTTTTATTGTATTCTTTTTATTTTTAAGATCATCATACCACTCTCTACCTCTTTTCTCTACTGCCCACTCAAAGAACTCAGCAGGTGTTTTGTGTGCAGAAAAATTAGGACTAAATACATGACACCCCACGCATAGACAGAATCCATTGTCTATATCCCACCTTAATACTCTAATTGACCTAGAATAAAAGTGGTGTGCATTTAACCTATTAGTCTTTCCACATACTTCACACCTGCCATACTGCCTAATCCTATTAGACCAAGCATTATCTAACTTATTTATGAGTTCTTTTTTCATTAAAAGGGTAGATCATCCTTTGGTTTTTCTTCTACTTCATTAGGACTGTTATTGTGGTCTTTTTCTTGTTCACCTTGTTCCCATCTCACAAGTCCATTTACAGCTACTTCCATCAATTCCCTAGCTATCTGTTCTATCTGCTCACCTAGATTATCTTTGATACCTTGATTAATAGCTATCTGTGTAGCGTTATTAATACACATACCCCATGTGATACCTAAACTAGCGTTAGAGAATGCTTTTTGAGGCTTATTTGATGATTCTGTGCTACCACTACTCATAGGCATTACAGTCCAACCTGCATATTTACCCTGTTTTCCTTCCATCTCTTTTAACATCACTTGTACTGTGCTACCAGATGGATTACCTACCAACTTCTTATATAATGCACCACTAAACTCAAAATCAGTTTGTTTACCTAATCTAAGTTCTATCCAATTACCTTCAGCATTTTGAAACCATTTAACACCAGAACCATCAGTAATATCATGTCCTGCCATTTCAATTGGTAAGGTATACTTAGTGTTGCCAAAATTATCCTCTTCTGTTTTCGCATTTGTTGGATCATCTAACAACTTCAGATAAATACCTGTGTTTAAGTGAAGGTCTTTCTTTATTTGAAAAGCCATATTTCTCTCCTACTTTTGTTAATTAAAGTCTTATTAGTTCGTTTAATACAAAACCTAACCAGAAACATATAAAATATGGTGCTATACGCTGTACCCAATACATCATATAATCTAGTAAGTCATTTAAAAAATCAACCATTATTATCCTCCATTTTTAAGATTGTTATAACTTTATATGTAATATTAATATTTTCTCCATTTGGATCACGCAAAGCCTCAACTAATTGTGGTTGTCTATCTTTTACATAATCTATTCTACTTCTACAATCTTTAATAAAATCATAAAAATTATTTCCCATTGCATTTGTAAAAGCAAAACCTTTCTCAGTTTCATATCGTATCTCAGCATGATACCTAAAATCGTGATGTACATTCTTAGTCATTTAATGTTCTTACCAATTTTTCTAATCTTTCTACTTCAATATCTTGGTCTATTACAGACTTTGTTTTAATCATTTTAAGATACTTCTTCAAAATCATCAAAATCATTTGATATTCTTGCTCTGTGCATCCTATTGCTTTCTTGTGTTTCTTTGCGAAAGCCTTTAGGCTGTCTAATGTACTGATTGACATCATATTCTATTTTCTCCACTTGGTTATCTATTTCATCAAATAACTGCATTATCTGGATTCTATCTAAATCTCCCATTTCACCAGATGCTAAAAATCTTATTATACCTAGTCTTGATTTTACTAAATCAGCGAGAGAGTTAGGAGCAATACCAGAATACTTTGCGGAGTCCTCTGGCAACAAGAAGGATATAAAACCCCCAACTCTCTCATCACATACCTTTTGATAGCCACTTTTAGTTTTATCGAATGTTAAGGCTCTGCTAGAACACTCGATGACTGCATTTCGGTCATCGCTATCTGCTAACCTATCACTAGTAAATAGATTCAGTATGTATTTAATCATTTATTATACCTCGATTTCATGTACTGCATGACCATGTAACTCCATGTGGCAGTTAAAACATATCACAATACATTTATTTATTTCTTTTAATATTCTTTTCCAACCATATCTCTTGATCATATTACCAACATTAGCAAACTTATTAGAATTATGATGGTGAAAGTTTAATACCCATGTACTAAACTTTTTACCTCTCGATTCTTTAGAATATCCACAAATAGAACAAGAGCATTTTTCTTTATATTCTCTTAATAGTTTTGCCTTACCATGCCTTCCACTAGGTAGCTTTTTCTTTCTTTCCCAATGACATGGCTTACATTGATGCCTACGATATGGATTCCCATTAGCATCAACTCCACCTCTGCCACCACCACCAGACTTAGGGAAATCAATTATAGGTAATACAGATAAACATTCAGTACAAGTTCTTTTATCCATCATAACCCCCTATAAATGTTGAAAGCCAACTTGTTGACATTTCTCACCCATGTTATCAGCACACTCTGTGCAGGTATGACTACCATAAACAACACCAATATATTTAGTGTGTTTCTTTTCACCACAAACATTACAATATAAATAAACTACCATCCTACCTTCCATCCTACTTACCCCCTTTCGTAGATATTCTGTATAGATGAGAGCATTTTTTACATCTTCTATCTTCTGGAGTTTTTAAAAAATCATCTTTTGAAATAGATAAAACTGTACCTGTTCCACAAACACTATCATTAGTTCCATAAAAATTAGATGATGATAAATTAGGATTATCAATTTGTAAATGTCTTTTTTTCATTTTGTATTCATCTTTCTCTGAAACCACCGAGGGCGATGAATACTGTAGGCTTGGGTAGCCGAAAGAACCCTCGGTGATGTTCAAATTATTATTTATTTTAGTATTCATCTATAACAATATTAATAATACTAATAATTAGAGTCAATAAAATAAATAAAAAAATAACCCACAATGTAGCGATAGACAGGATTCGTTACATCATGGGTTATTGGTAGCGTAATATATTAACTGAGTTGCTCTCGTAATTTTAGAGAGGCACTAAATCGTTCAAATGCTACTTCTGTGAATTTTATAGGTGAGTCTAAGCGTACATAATGATAACTAGAATCATCATAGTACACGAATTTTTTAAAGTTGGTAACATCCTGTTCAAAATTGACCAGATTGTTTTTAAATGTTTGTGATATATTACTAAAGTTAAGTTGAAATGTCGTTTTAGGTTCGTGTCTCTTATTAGCATATTCTACACCACCAAGCGATGTATTTAGGTCTGTAGCAAAGATTTCCTGTGTAGCTATACCTATATCTGGCTCATTTTCAAATGTTAAAGCTGATCCAATAATTACTTCTGTTAAACCACCAAATGTACCCTCTTGTGATTCAATAAATTGATATCTACTAGAATTACTAATACCTATTAAGCTCCATCCAAATGGTGTAGTAGTATCTAAATCTGTTCTTGATCCTGTGCTTGTACCAGAACTTGAATTAAAAAAACCTAGATTATCAGTATCACCACTTGTATTATTATTATGATGTAATAAAAAATCAACAGAACCACTATAAGAACTGCCTAAATCTATTCTAATCATATTTCCTACATCAAAACTTGTTACAGCCTGTCCTATAGATTGATCTATTATATAATGCTCATTAGTTACAGCACCATTATTTAAAGTAAATGTACCACTACTATAAGTACCTGCTGATATTGTAGCATCTGATAAATTAACTGAATCATAATAAAACTTTTTAGCCATTTAAATCTCCCTAGCTGTAATTTTTAAACTTCCTACTGACCTACTAACATCTGTAATCATAAAACTAAAATCATCCCATGAACTCGCAAACACCATAAGAACATTATCAAAATTATCCTGTCCATCAAAACCTATCACATCACCTACATCTAACCCAAAGTAATTAGGATTGACCACAGTAAAATTAATTATTGTTCTTGGTGATCCTACAATATGATTATAATAACTATAAAAATCATCATTCTTATTAGATGATGCACTTGATGGGATAGTAGGACTAACATAAGCATCTAACTTAATATTTTTAGTATTTTCAGCAGATTGTATATTATACTCTGTTCTGGTAGATGAATTAGTAGATGTTACGCTTGTATTGTATTTACTTTCAGCAGGATGCAATTCATATTCTATATCCATCTTTGACACTAATGAAAAGAAATCAACAGTAGATACACTTATATCTGATATATCATCTGCATCTAAAGTAGCATTAACTGATGGTGAATTTGCTATAAATATATATTGAAATTCGTTCTGCCCATTAAATCGTGCAATAAAACCACCCTCATACTGTAGCTTTTCTAAATGGTCTATAAGTGGTGTTGATTCTAATATCCAATATCTACTCTGCCAACTTCTAGCACTATCTAAATCGCTCCACCCTGTTGGTGTTCCTGTATAGTTTGTAAATCTTTTCATTAAATCACGATGCTGTTCATGTATCTCATAGGCATTACCATTAGAACCAGAATATGTTTCTGTAAGTCCATCACCAGATGCGTATAATAAATCTGTCTGTTCTATACTTTCCTGTGTTGCCTGTGGCTCTCTAGCTACTGCATTTTCTACACCTATAACTAAATAGAAATCTTCAAGAACAAAATCAACATCTAATGATATTGATCCACTACTACTAGCACTTACTGCATATACTAATGCCTGTATATTTATTTCTGATGGTAATGTGTAACTACCTTCATCAATAATATATATATCTGTATTATCTGAATGTGTTGCAGATGTGGAATACGAGTAACCTCTTTCAACAATAAATAAAGTAGTAAGTGGAAATCTGCTTACAATCTTCATTAGTTCATCATCTATTTTAATAATTGTTCCTGCTTTAAAATCATCAGATGAGCTATCTATTTTAATAATATAATCTGTTGCAGATATTGCTCCATCTAAATCTCTACCACTATCTGTTTTTCTTTCATATTTATCATATAGATTTAATTCTGTGTAAGCACTACCTGCACCTGCTCCACTTGTATTATATGTTCCTGTGGTTGCAGTTTGATCTTTAGATATGTAAGTAGTACCAAGATTATTAGGATCGCTTGTATTATTTGCGAAAGTAGTATCAGATAAACTAATAATAGAACTAGCACCAGAATTATATGATGCTGTATTTATAACTACACTACCTTTTAATTGTAGTTTTAAACTTGAAAATTGACCTTTTATCTGAGGCATTGAAAGTTTTAAGGTTTTTCTTACTGTATTTGTACCACCTAACCCACTAACAGAAAATGCAATATTTTGAGTTGTAGAACTTGTTGTATTTGTATCTATAACATTTTCTGGACTAGAACCATCCCAATCAGTATGATCTTTTACTTTTGTAGGTCTTAAATAATATACACCTCTATTTAATCTGTTATCTACTACGATAGCATTATCAGAATCTAATGTACTTGTTCCACTTCCATACTGCCCCATAATAATAAATTTTTTAATATTATCATCATAGTAATGAGGAAAGCATCCACTACCATAAGATTTAGGTGTTGCGTAATAAATATCATCCCCATCTGTCCTTAGTTTTGGCATGGGGTAAACTGTTATAGCATCTTGAAAAGTATTTTGTGCATTATTTGTATAATTACCATAAACAACAGGCACAGGAATATTTGTAGCAGTTCTGGTTGTAGGTATAGATATATTATCCCACGCTCTTTGTGCTACTATATTTAAACTAATTTTATCAGTAGTCTGAGAAATAGTTGTAAGCCTACCTGTGTAAACAAGCAAACAGGAATATAGATCATTAGTATCATCTGGCTGTATGTATATTTTTACAGACCTATTTAAAAACTTATTAGTACCATTTAATAATTTTCTTGAAAATTTTTCACCATCATTATCTATAAAGTTAGCAAGTGTTATAGATACATTAGATGTTTTAGCTGTTGAATCTTCTAAGTTGATTGATTCTCTAATTGTAGGCTTGTTTAAAATACATCCTTTATAATCTACTGTATCTGTTCCCTCAACTCTAGTATCATAAAAAGATAATCCTCTAAATTTATCCTCTGCCTCATCATCATACCATAATTGAACAAGCCAATTTTCTTTTAATATTGTTTTAGTTGTAAATGCTGATGGTAAAGTTAAACTCATGCTAGATTCATTCTCTTTGCTTTTTCTATAGCAGGTATAATTGACTCTACTACTGTTTCATCTACAAGTGGTGCTGATATATTTACTGTAATTCCAGATGCTGATTCACCACCTAAAGGTGTTACAGATACTTGTTCTGGTTTATTATTCTCACCTGTTAAAAATAAAGTAGGTTTAGTAACAACTCCCTCAAATCCTGTTTCTGCTTTTACTGCCCCTAAAGCTGTGTCCATGATACCACCAATTAAAGCACCACCTGCTGATGCCAAACCTATATTAAATGGAAATGGTACACCTTTTAAAACACTAGCTATATAACCTGCAATAGCCTCCATTGTTTCTGCTCTTACTGCTGTTTTCATTGCAGATAATGCTGATTTCTCACCTAAAGCAGTATTTTTTAAATCTTCTGCTACTTGAGCTTGTTTAACTTTAGCTAATTCCATTTCAGCAATTACTCTATTTTTAGTTGATTCAGCTAATCTTTCACCTTGCTCAATCTCATCATCTAAATCTAATACCTCTTTCTGTCTTATTATTTCTTTAGTTGCCTCATTCATTGCTTGAGCTAAAATAGTCTGTTGATCCATTAATTTCTGAACTTCTGGAGTTACTATTGGCATTGTACTTAATAAGTCATTTATCTGATTATTCATTTCAAGTAACGAATAAAATCCTAATTCTTCAGTAACCTTTTTAAAATCTTCCATTTCTGTATTTAATAATTCAAACTCAGCAGATGCTAAAGAATTACCATCTATAATATCAGAAAAATTATTTACTAAACTACCTGTGGCATTTGCTAAAGATGCTATACCACCTGCAACGCTTATTACTACAGGAGCAAGTAAACTACCTATAGCCTCACCTGCATCACCTACAGCATTTTTCATCTGTTCTATTTTTCCTGTAAGTGTCTCAGCCTGTGCTTGAGCAGTACCACCAAACAAATCAGCCATTACTTTAACAGCCTCTCCTGCTTTCATTTCTTCAGTAGTTAAGTCTCTAAGCTGTGGTATTAATTCACCAAGCTCACCAGATAAACCAGAGAATGTTTTGGCTGTATTTCTTACTGCTGATTCTAAGCTGATACCTGTAGCCTCAGATAAATCCACAGAGGCATTTATAATATCTTTTATTTGTGTCTCAGTAAAGTCTAATGATGCTAGAAATGCTTGTTGTGATATAATAGCCTCATCACCGAATGTAGTTACTTTTTGTAAAGCTGATGCTTGATTAAGTAATGATTGTGATGTTCTACCTAAAGCTACCTCTAATGCTCTCTCAGCTTGTTCCTGTCTACCTGCTAGTTGTATTGCTGTACTAAAACCATTAATTAATCCTGTAGCACCAAAATAAGCAGTAGATGCAATTCCAACAGCTTTACCCATTTTACTAATAGCACCTTCAACACCTCTTAACTCATTTTGTGTTTTTTTAGCACCTTGTGCTGTTACTTTTATATTAACTTTTTGATCTGCCATCTTTTTCCTGTTTATGTCTTACTACTGATGCGAGTTCATTTTTAATAATTGTAAAGTAATCCAATTTGATTGCATCAGTTTCATTAAGTGATTTTCCAAGTGGAATATTATAGTCTTTGACATAGTGATATTCATTGATAAGGCTAAAATGATGTTCATCCAATATATATTTAGGATTTGCAAAAAGAGGCAGTAAGTAATATAACTCCTGCCCCAAAGTTCTTTTCGGATCATGTGCATTAACAACATCTTTTATAGTATCCCAAATATCATCAACTATATTGTAATCCCTTGTTTCTCGAGTGATGGGGTTCAAGCATGAGTAGGGGAGGATTAATTGTTCGTGTTCGTCTGGCTGTAAAAACCAGAACCACACAGCATAACTTAAACCCCATCGGATTTTTTTTGGTTATCAGACAAACCTAAATACTCACTCATAATATTAGTAAGTATCTTTAACTGCACCTCATAAGGATATTCTTTAAGTGAATCATCTGGATTATTAAAAGCGATCTCTGCTGTATGTCCTAATAGTAGATTAAACTTCTTTTGTGAAACATTATCT